TGCGTCGAGTGACCTCGACGGGGTCAAGCTTCGGGTTGGTCGCCATGAACTCGATGCGATCGCTCTCGCGCAGGTGCTCGAGCACATACTGGATGGTCTTGCTGGTGCCGAGCGAGATGCTGACGCTCATGATTGCTCCGCGCCGTCGTAATGCACCGAGAGGTTGGACAACGTCAGCGGGCCGTCGACCGCCGAGCGCAGCCGCATCGAGATGTGCGTCGAGCGCCCCTCGATAGCGAAACGCCCCTGCATGAAGCTCGCGCCGATGATCTCGCCGAGATAGTCCTCGGCGGTTTCGTCCTCGGGATTGGTGGCGGCGTAGACCGACCACTGCCCGGTCGCCGCCGCGTCAATGCCGTGATAGCTCTTTTGCGTGGCCGGCTTGTCGCCCGACAAAAACGGAAACTCGACCTCCACCGGGCAGGCATCCATCCAGATACCGGTATCGTCGGCGCCGCCGTACGAGATGATGGTGTTGTTGGTATCGCGCACGATGACGTGCTGGCGGTGGGTGCAGGCGGCGGTGATGGAGAATTGCACATCGACGCCGTCGACCTCGACGCTCGGCAGGTACTGCGACCAGGCCGAAATCTTCGGGCCGGGAAACGCCGACAGGATGAAGACGCGATCGGGCAGGATCACCCAGAAGCGCCCGGTGACCGGCTGCAGGATGGAGATGATCTGGCTCATGAACGGCTCGCCCTGCGCGCGGAACAGCGCCTGCATGATCGGGTCGAGCGGCGAGCCGACGTCAGACACCGAGGCGGCGAGCGAAGCATTGCGCGCCCGTAGGCTTCGGATGCCGTCAGGCGCCACATAGAGCACGTCGCCGGATCCGTAGGAGAGCACCGACTGCGGTGCCACCGTGCCGGCCTGGCGCAATGTCTGCGCGTAATTGGTCTGCACCGGATCGGGATCGATCACCCAGAGCTGCGAGGCGGTCTTCGAGAAGATCGCCAGCTTGTCGTAATAGACCTCGAGCGCCTGCGCATCGCTCATGTCGCTGTCGCCGATGCCCAGATCGATAAAGCCCGCGGTCGGGTCGGCCAGATCGTCCCACACGGTCGGATCGCCATCGGCGGAAAAGTGCAAAAGATTTTTCCCGACCGAGAAGATCTTGTTTTTGTAGGTGCGGACGTAAAGCCCTTCCGCGTCGGGGACCACGATGCCGTCAAAGAAATGAACGGGATCGGTGGTGTTGCCGTCGACGTAGGCAACGACAAACACCTTGTTGACGAAGAAATCGTAGTCGATGATCTGCTCGATGCTCGAGCAGTTGAGCTCCATCGTGCCGACGTCCCAGGGGCCGACCGGATCGGTGGTGGTGCTGCCACCGGGGACGAAGGTGTAGAGCTTGCCCTGCAGCTCGAGCAGTCCCTTGCTGTTGGCGGGGACGCTAAAGAACGGGACGAAGGCAAACCGTTTTTCGATCTCACCGCCGGGCGTGACGTGGCAGTTGGTCAATTTGCGCAGCGTGCCGGCCGGCGCCGTCAGCGCTGACCGACGCAGATCGAGGCCGGCAGCAAAATCTGTGATTGTAAAATAAGCCACCTACAACCCCAGAGAGTATTGCCGTTTGGCGATGGCTTTTGCAATAGCCTTGGGACACCCCCTGCCAAATGGTCGGCCGTGCCGCGCGCGGTCAGCCGCATTCTCCCTGGCCGTACCCCAGCGGAGATTTTCCAGTCGATTATCTTTCGGGTCGCCATTGAGATGGCGAGCCTGCTTGCGCCTGCCGTCACCCGGCCCGACAAACGCCTCCAGCACGAGCTGATGCACTGTCCTTGTGCATTGCCGATTATCGCGGCTCAGATCAACCTTCAGGTACCCGCGCATATTGCACGCGAGCAGCACACGCTGCTTTCGCGTGCGCCCGTGCCGCGTGACGCGCTCCAGCGATCGCACGCGACCCTGGTCAGAGACCTCGTACCAACCATCATATCCAGGGATAGTTCGCCATTGCTCCATACAACCTCACGATGGGATGTAATCGATGCCGGGAACGTAATTGCGGTAGGGCCGCGCGCCGAAGTGATCGATGCCGGATGAGCGCGCGCTGCCGCCCATGTTGTAGTTCGATCGTTTGTCGGCGCCGCTGTTCTGCAGCAGCTTGCGCAAATAATTCTGCGCCTTGGTCAATTTGAGCGCAGCGGCCTCCACCTTCTGGAACGCCAGGATCTCGGCGGCGGCGAACAGCACGATCGCCTTGCTGTCGATCACGCAGATGTCGGTCGGGTCGACCATGCGGTTGCACGGCGCCTGGCCGACAAAACGCATGGTGCCGGCACCGGTCGGCGTCGGGACGAGGAGCATCTTGCCGACCGGATCGGTCTTGCCGTTGACCACCGTGACCTGGTTGCCCCAGCGGATCGGCGTGCCGGGGGACGCGGTGGGGCCGGTGTCGTAGGCCTGGATGCCGTAGCGCAGCATCTTCCAGCCGCCGCTGCCGCCCTCGGCGATCATGATGCGCACGATCTGATCGAACGGCATGTCGGCGGGAAAATCGTAGGTGTCCTGGCCGGCCGAATACGGCTTGTCCACCCAGTAGCTCAGGTGCGGCCAGTGCCAGGCATCCCACAGCTCGGTCTGCTGCCGGTTGAGCTGGTTGTCCTGCGTGAGCTGCGACTGCACGCCCTGCGACATGCTCAGCGATTGCCCGGTCTCGGCGCGGAGATCGGTGCGCAGTTCACTCAGTGTCACGCCGACCGGCATCTAGGCACCCGGTCGCGGATGTCGGCCCGGCTTGAACACCGCCGGCCCGATCGGCGCGCCTGGCGCCTTGGCGGCATCTTCCTCGTCTTCATCGTCTTCCGGCTGCGGCGGCACCGGCTGCGGCATCGGTGGCGGTGGCTCTTCGATCGGATGACCGTTGCCGTTGGGTTCGGCGACGGGTTGGGCGATTTTGCCGGTGATCTGGCCGTACTCGTCGGCCGGTGGCAGTGCCTGCTCGTGCGCCGGCATCAGCGTTTCCATGCGCGGATTGCGGCCGGGGAACACATGCTCGACCGGCTTCCAGCCGAATTTGATCGCCAGCCGCTCCTTCTCCTCGGCGACCGTCGTCTCGCCGATCGCGACCGGCTTGAGGTCGTAAACATTCTCCTCGCCATGCACCGCCATCATCACCTGTGCTTCCGGCCAGCTGACCGGGTTGTGCTGATCAAACCAGATGATGGTGAAGCCCTGACCGGAGAGGTTCACTTTGCCGGCGCACCAGTGCATTTTTACTTTTGACATTCGTTGTCCTTCCGGTTGGCAGATGACGCCGGGACTGGTGTTGGTTGGAGCCAGTCCCGGCGAGAGAAGACCGCTGCAGGGTCTGCCGACAAACCACCGCGGTCTTCAGTCTTGTCAGGCGATGTCGATGACCACCGCCGAGTTGAGCCGCCGCGCAGCAAGCTGCCCGGTGGAGGTGAGACCGCGATACAGGACGTATTTGTCCGGCGGACGATCCGGTGAGTGTTGGTGACGCCACTCGCCGTCCATCTTGACCAGAAAAATATCCCTGTTGTCGAACCAGTAGCACCTCTTGTTTTTGCCGAGATCGTCGAGGCTCGGGTCGTACTCGAAATCGGTGCCCATGTAGCTGATGGTGCCGACCGAGACGTCCTTGCCGGAAGCAAATCCCGTCATCGAGTAGTTGCCGTTCGCTCGCAGCTCAGTCTCGAGAGCCGAGAGCCAGTCACTGCCGCAGTAGCCGCAGTTCGGCCGCCCGCCGTACCTGGACAGCTGGCGATACTCTTTCTGCAGCAGCGTGATGAGCGCACCGCCACCCGTGGCAGAGCTGGTGATCGGAGCGCCACCCCATGCCGCAAGTGCCGGCGTAGTGCCGACCGCAGTGCCCATTGCCGTTGTGTAGGCGCGATTGCGCCACCACGGCTTGAGCGCACGATCGATGCCGGCGACGACACCGGCGCCAGGTGCGTCGGTGATCAGCGCCGCCATACCCGCGAGTGCTTTTGCGTCGGCGACACCGTTTGTCCACAGGAGGTTGTTGAGCGAACGCGCGTACTGCTCGCTCAGATCCTCGAGCGCATCGTTGAGGATCCCGACCAGGACGGTGTCGTCGCGACCGGAATGTTCGCTGGTTGAGTTGCTGTCGGAAGTGCCTTCGACAATGCTGATGCCATCGGTCTTGAGCTCCGAGTGCGTCAGCGAAATGCCGATGTGCATTTCCTTCCAGGGGAAGCGCGCCTGCTTGAGGTTGGCGGGAGTGTAGTACAGGACGCTATCAGAAAGTTCGTAGCCAACGAGTTTGTCTCCAGTACCGGGAGCTGCGGTGTTGCCGTAGTCACCCTTCACCGAAACCACGATGTCTCCCTTGCCGCCGGGAAACGTCTTGGCCTTCGACTCCATCATCGCCAGGAGCGGCTTCTCCTGGATCGCGTTCTGGAATGCTGTGCCCTTGTTGAGCCACCAATCCAGCGCAGCCGTTGTGATGTGATCCAGCAACGGCTGGGTATACACTGGCATTTTTGTTGCGCCCTATGTCAGACGCGCGCGCTTTCTCGCGCAAATCGCACTGCTTCCAGCAGGGTTTTGGCTTCCGGCGCCGCGCCGTTGGTTGTGCCTGTGCTGCGCGGTTGGCTCGATGTCGGGCGTCGCGGAGGCGCCCAAGCACTTGAGTACTGGTTCACACGCCGTAGCGCTTCATTGGCGATAGCAACGGCATGTTCCGGCGATTGCGGTCGCCCTTTTTCGCGGACGACCGCCCACATCGTGGACTGCACAGCGGCTTGTTTCTTCGCGACATAATCTGGATCGGCCTTCATCACTGCGGCTTCCCACCGGTTGACCTCATCGCGCACCGAATTGGCGAGTTGTTCCTGGGCGTGCGCAGACGACGTCTGGTCGTACACTTGCGCCTGGCGGATGCGCTGGCTTTCGGCCAGTGCCCGGTCCATGCGCTCGCGTGCGAACATGCGAGCGGCCTGCGTGGTCATGTGACCTTCAGCCACCCGCTGCTGCAGATCAGCAGGGAGCTGCACGCCGAGGTATTCCTCGGCCAGCTGCATGTACGGGCGGACACCCTCGTAGAACGTCTTGAAGTCCCCGCGCCGCATCGCCGCGGCGAGCTCGAGCGTCAGCAGAAAATCATCCTGGCCGATGTCGTTGGCCTTGAGATATTCCGTGACACTCGCGGCCGCCTTGGCGCTCGGCTCGAGTGCTTTCAGTCGTTCGACGTCTGCGCGTAATGCTTTTCGTTGATCGAGAAGTTTTTCGACACGTCGTTTTGACGCGGGTGGAAATTGCGACAGCTCTTCCGGCGATACGTCTTCCGGCAAGTCACCGTCGCCGGAAGGAGCATTGTCGGGATATTTGGCCGTTTCAGATGTTGACGCGGGCGCGAGCGGAACGCCTCCCGGTTCTTGCTGATCTGACTGTGAGGTTCGCAGCTCGGGGACTGCCTTCTGCACAGCCTGCAGCAAGGTTTCTCGGGTTTCGCCCTGACTTTCAGTTGGAGGAGATGGTGCGCTTGGTGATGGCGCACGAGCAGTTTCACCGGTCGACGCAGGTGGAGATGCTGCCGGCTCGGGTGAGGAGACTGGCGGCGTCGATGTCGTATCAACAGCAGGCGCTGAGTCGTCGGCCATCGGCCGTAGACCACAATGCCCACAAACTCCCCTGAACGCGCGGACCCTATCCCGAAAAATTATTTATTGCAAAGTCGGCCCCGCTCATTGTGCGGCGGTTAAGTTCGTTTAATCCGTTTTGCCACGTCATCAGAGCTGAATTTCTCGACCTCGTCCCATTTTTTAACAAACTCTACTGCAATGGCATGAAGTGCCCGACTTTCTTCCCTATGCGCGGGCGACATAGTCGTATAGCCAACTCGGGAGGTCGCGCCCCGGCGATCCGTTG